CATAAATGAAAAGAGTAGTTACCCTATTTATAAAAATGGAGAGTTAGTTTTAAAGGTCTATTGGACACCTTTAACTATTGCAGATAGAGACTCCATAAATGCTACTTTAATGAGAGCTAACAAAGGACAGGAAGAGGGTAATTTAGACTTTGCTCTCCAGGTAATAATTAATAAAGCTGAAGATCAAGATGGAAAAAAACTATTTGTTGAAGCAGATAAGGCAAGTTTAAGAAGAGAGATACCATTAGCAGTTCTTTTAGAACTTATGACTAAGATGCAGGAGGTGGGCGAGGAGGCAACTCCTGATGCCGTAAAAAGCACAACTTGATAAGGACAATTATTTATACTTACAATTCTTTGTTGCAGAAACTTTAGGAATTACTTTAAGTCATCTACAAAAGAACATGACTATAGAGGAACTCTATGCCTGGAACGCATATTTTACGTTGAAAGGAGATAGAGAAGAAAAAGCATATGAAGATATGAAAAAGAAAGCTCAATATCGTAAGGTACGCTAAACTAAATGTAATGTTTTATCGAGATTAGTGGCGTCTAATTACGAAGTTAATATAAAACTGAATACCAGGACTGTTAATAAGCAGCTAAATAATCTTGAGAAGCGTATATCAAAACTAAATAAATTAGCTCAAGGTGGCAAAGCAAATAGAACAGTACTGCGTAATGAACAGGAAAAAATAAAAAAGACAGGTCAAAGACTTGGCTTAGAAAATAAAATACTAAGACAGAAAAAAGAACAGTTAAAAATAGATCAACAACAGTTAAGAGTTGAACAGCAGACAGCTAATGCAATAAACAAGCAAAAAAGTGGAGGAGGCGGTGGTGGAGGCAAAGCAGGAGGAAATCGTTTTGGTGCTGCTGGACAGAGTGCAATAATTTCTGGTGCATTTCCTTTGCTATTTGGACAAGGACCATTAGTAGCTGGTGCTGGTTTTATTGGAGGTGGACTAGGATCATTAGTTGGTGGTCAGATGGGAGGTTTTGCAGGGGGTTTACTTGCAACTTCTGTAGCCACACCACTACAACAATTTGCTATAGAGGCAGGAAAACTAGGACAGGCACTCGATCCAGTAACTAAAAATGTAGAAGCACTTACAGCAGCATTAGGAGTAACTGGAACTGAATTTGAAAAACAAATTGCAACCCTTAAAAAATTAGGAGATGATGAGGCAGCATTTGAAGCAGCAAGACAGAAAATGATAAATCTTGTAGGTTCTAACGGGGTAGATGCACTAACTAAGTTTGGACAGGGAATGACAGAGTTGGGTAATAACTTTGCAAAAATAATGACTTTGATGAGAACTTCATTTGCACTATTTGTTCAAAACTCAGGTATAGGAAAATTTATTGCTCAAACTTTAGAACGTGCAACTTTAATAAAACAAGCAGAAGTACAAGGCCAAAATTTGGACACTCCAGAAGGAAGAGAAGCGAAATTATTATTAAACACAAGAAGATTAGTTACAGATCAATTTGCATTAAGTCCTGAGCGTAGAAGAGAACTTATTTTAAATCTTACAAACCAAGAAACAGGAACAGGTTTTGGTGGTCAAATACATAGCCGAGATATAGACAAAGCTAAAGAAATTGTAAATGATTTAATTGTTAAAAATCAAATTCTTATAAACACCAAAAACGCACAGAAAGAAGCCGATAAAATAATAGAAACTATACAAAAATCTAGAGTTAAAAATTTAGATAAAGAAATAGAGATACTGGAGCGTAGTTTTACTATGACTTCTGAAGAATTTGAAATAGAAAAACAAATAATGCAAATGAAACAAGATGGCGAAATAAAAGATGAAGATGAAATAAGAAGAAAATTACAAAAAATACAACTTTTAGAAAAGGAAAGAAAATTAGCTGAAGAAACAGCAGCAGCATTTGAAAGAATGTCTCAGACAATAGCAACTGACATATCCGATGGCATAAAAGGTATGATTCGTGGCACTTCCACATTGAACGATATGCTCAACAACGTACTGAATAAACTTATAGATGCAGCCTTCAACATGGCTATGTTTGGAAATATGCAGGGAACGCTAGGTGGTGGTGGATTATTTGGTTCAATACTTGGTGGACTTGGAGGAATATTTGGCGGTGGCATGATGGGTGGTGGAGGATATTTTGATCCAATAACAGGTTTAGGCACAGCAGGACCAAATTTTGGTTTAGCTAACGGAGGAATAGCCAGAGGAAGAAAAACTCATTTAGTTGGAGAGCGTGGACCAGAATTATTTACACCTGGAGTTACGGGTACAGTCACACCAAACCATGCACTTGGCGGTTCTACAAATATTGTTGTAAACGTAGATGCTTCGGGAACTAATGTAGAGGGAAATGAACAGGACAGCAGAGAGTTGGGTCGTTTAATATCAGTTGCGGTACAATCTGAATTAGTTAAACAGAAAAGACCTGGAGGCATACTTGCATAATGGCTACGTTTCCCTCAATAAAACCTACATATGGCCAACAAAAAAGATCTGCACCAAAAACCAGAACAATAAAGTTTGCTGACGGTTATGAGCACAGAATATTATTTGGACTTGCAGAACATCAAAATCCAAAAGTTTATAATTTTACTTTCAACGTATCAGAGACAGAAGCAGATGAAATAGAAACCTTCCTTGATGCCCGTGCAAACGACAGCGATAATTTCGACTTTACTGTTCCTGGTGAAGCTGCTGCACAAAAGTTTGTTTGCGAAACTTGGTCTAAATCAATACCATATAACAATAGAGCAACAATCCAGACAACATTTAGAGAGGTATTTGAACCATGAGCACTGCCCCTATAATCACAGATTTACAAAAAGTAAATCCATCAGCAGTTATTGAACTATTTACTCTCACAACCGATTCAACTCTTCATGGATCGACAGCAACATATCGTTTTCATAGCGGAACAAATAGAGTAGGTAACGGAGATATTATTTGGGCTGGTAACACTTATGTAAAAATGCCAATACAAGCAGAGGGATTTGCGTTTACAAAAGGGCAGTTACCAAGGCCAACTCTTACAGTAAGTAATGCACTTGGAACAATTACAGCAATACTTTTAAATGTAAATGCGGTAACAACGGGAAACGATTTGACAGGAGCTACCGTAGTGAGAATAAGAACACTATCACGCTATTTAGATTCCGTTAATTTTCCTGGAAATACAAACCCGTTTGGAACTCCCGATCCTACAGCAGAGTTTCCACAGGAAATATACAAAATAGATAGAAAGTCATCTGAAAATAGAGAAGTAGTGCAATTTGAATTAGCAGCAGTATTCGATTTAGCAGGAATAAGAGCACCTAAGAGACAATGCACTAGAACAGAATTTCCTTCTATTGGTACGTTTGTTGCATGACCTGGAAATATAAAGCACTGCTTCATGCTCAACGGGAAGATCCTAAAGAGTCTTGTGGTCTTTTACTGAATATTCGAGGAAAAGAAAAATATTTTTCCTGTCGAAATTTGTCAATGACTAACCATCAGTGTTTTATTATTGATCCAGAAGATTACATAAAAGCCGATAATACAGGGGAAATAACAGCCGTTGTTCATAGCCACCCCGTAACACCCCCTGCACCTAGCCAAGCAGACCAAATAGCGTGTGAACAAAGTAATCTTCCGTGGCATATTGTTAATCCGAAAACAGAACAATGGGGATACTGCGAACCATGTGGATATAAACCACCTTTACTTGGCAGACCTTGGGTTTGGGGTGTTACTGACTGCTGGAGCTTAGTAAGAGATTGGTATAAAGAAGAAAAGAATATTGAATTAAAAGATTGGGATAGACCTACAACACCAGAAGAGTTTGTTCTTAATCCTTTATTTGAAAGTTGTGCTTGGAGAACTGGTTTTAGAGAACTTAGACCAGATGAAAAAACAATGAATGGCGATGCGTTATTGATGTCTATTGGATCTGCTGGTTTAAATCATGTAGCTATTTTCTTAGATGGAGATGTTTTACATCATTTAACCGATAGACTATCTTGTAGAGAATCTTATTCTCAATGGTTATTAAAATGCACAGGAGGGAGGTATCGTTATGTTGCGTAAAGTAAAACTATATGGCGAACTTGCTGAATTTGTAGGGCACAAAGAGTTTGAGATAAAAGCTGAAACACTATCTAAGGCTGTGAGTTTTTTAATAAATAATTTTGATGGAATAGAAAAATTTATGAGTCCTAGATACTATCAAGTAAAAATAGGAAACTATACAATAAGTGAAGATGAAGTAAATCACCCCATAGGACAACAGGATATTCATTTTGTACCTGTTATTGCTGGTGCTGGTAGAGGCACAGGAAAAATATTACTTGGTGCAGCGTTGATAGGACTAGCAATAATAAATCCATCAGTAGGTTTCGGACTTGGACCACAAGGACTTGGAGGTGGATTCGCAACTGCATCTGGAGCATTTAGTATTACAGCTTTTGCAGGAAATATCGGTATAGGTTTAGTTTTGATGGGAGTGTCTGAAATGCTAACTCCCTTGCCAAAGCAAAAAGATTTTTCTAGTGAGCAAGACCCAAGACTGTCATATAATTTTTCTGGAACTCAAAATACTTCTAGGGCTGGAACTCCCGTGCCAATCTGTTACGGAGAGATTATCACTGGATCGGTAGTTATATCTGGAGCAGTTGATACTCAACAGGTACAGGCATGACAAAGAAAACTATCAGAGGTGCTGGTGGTCCTCCTTCTCCTCCTACCCCACCCCAACCAACCAGAGCACCCGATACGTTACATAGCAGACAGTTTGCTACATTTTTAGATTTAATATCAGAAGGAGAAATAGAAGGTTTTGCTTCAGCATCAAAAGAAGGACTTACTCAGGGAACAACTGCATATAATAACGCTGCATTAAAAGATGTATTTTTAAATGACACACCAGTATTAAAAGCAACAGCTAACTCCTCTAACCCTGCAACTACTGATTTTAACTTTCAAGATGTAGGTTTTACTCCCAGGTTTGGAACTGCAAACCAGACAAAGGTAGATGGAATTGAAAGCAGTTCTTCAGTCACAGCAGTAGGTGTAACTGTCACAGCTTCAACTCCCGTTACACGACAGATAACAAATTCAAATGTCGATGCGGTAAACGT